TCAGCGTTGAGCCGGAGGAAACGGAACCCGACCTTGAACAGCCGAATGAAGGGGTGAACCTGAATGGCGAGGAAACCGCTTGAAGTTGATATTGCGCACAAGGAAACGGATCAGATCATAGAACAGGTCGAGCGCAGGATATCGAAGGAATATCAGACAGCGCATAAAGAGGTAGCCGCCAAACTGGATGACTACCTCAAACGCTTTGAGAAAAAAGACGAGATGTGGCGGCAGTGGGTAAAGGAAGGCAAGAAGACAAAAGACCAGTACAGGGAATGGCGAACTGGTCAGATCATGATGGGCAAGCGTTGGCAGGAGATGAAGGATACGCTTGCCGAAGACTATGCCAACACAGCCAAAATAGCCCGGAGCATCGCCAACGAGTACCGCCCGGAGGTATATGCGCTGAACCACAACTATGCCACTTATGACATAGAGCGGAAGTCACAGCTTGATACGTCATATACGCTATACAACCGTCAGGCTGTCGAGCGTATGTACCGTGAGAACCCAAAACTGTACCACGAACCGGGAAAGAAGATCTCACAGCAGATCAAAGAAGGTAAGCTGAAGCAATGGAATAGGCAGAGGGTTCAATCTGTCATCACGCAGGGGATTCTTCAAGGAGAGTCTATCCCTGACTTGACGAAACGTCTTGAGAAGGTGACAGGCGGTGAGCATGGTGCGGCGATCCGAAACGCCCGGACGATGATCACAGGCGTACAGAACGCCGGAAGGATGGATGCTCAAGCAAGAGCAAAGAGCATGGGCATCCCGGTCAGAAAGCAATGGATGGCGACACTGGACAGCCGTACAAGGCACTGGCACAGGGATCTTGACGGAGTGATCGTTGACATAGAAGAACCGTTCGTGAATGAATTTGGTAAGATAATGTGTCCGGGCGATCCTGACGCTGACCCGGCGAACATCTGTAATTGCCGATGCCGTTTAAACAGCGCAATAGAAGGTCATGAGATTGATCTGTCAGACACAAGCCTACGTCATGATGCAAATCTTGGCGAGATGACATACGAAGAATGGAAGGCAGAAAGAAAGAGTACGAGTAATCCGATAAATCTGCCAGAACGGAAAGCGGCGGCTATCCGTGGAAGATATGTCAGGAAATACCGGGAAAGGTAACAGAGGGCAAAGGAGATAGTTTTAATATGAGCGAAGAGAACTTTTCCCTGCGCATCGAGGTTGATAATACCGACAAGGTTCTTGGCGAACTTGACGAGGCGATTGATCGTGCGCTTGAGGCTGTCGGAATGGCGGCTTCGGATTATGCGGCGGCGAACTGTCCTGTTGATACAGGCTTGCTGAGAAACAGCATAACATACGCCCTGCATGGGAAAGAGGCGGCTATGTCTTCGTATGAATCAAACGGAACGAGCAAGCGGACAGGAAAAACGGTCAAGAAGAAAACGGGATCGTATAGCGGAACTGCGCCGGATGATGAAAAGGCGGTGTATGTAGGGACGAATGTTGAGTATGCCGGGTACGTTGAGTACGGAGACTCAGGTGGAACGCCAAGACCTTTCCTCAAACCTGCTATAATGGATCACAAAGACGAATACAAACGCCTTGTCGAAGATGCCCTGAAGGGATTCGGCAACTGATATTCTCCTCAAATAACCACAGGTTATCCGTTTTGGAGCCTGTGGTTATTTTTTTTGATGCAATTTCAAAAAAACTATTGACAATGTATCAATGTTGGTATAGAATAATGTCAGAAGGAAAGGAAAGCACCCCGAAGAAAGAACCGGGGACACGGACACAAAGCACAAGCAATCGAGTTGAAAAGCACCGATTGGGCGAAGTGGGGTTAAGGCACACGAGTTGAGAATATGCGCTGTATTCTCCAAGAGGCAGGCCGACGAAGTGGATTAAAGAGCCGTAGACGGGTGCTTCCGATCCTGAAACAAAGGAGGGGCAAAGATGAAGAAGTACAAAATCAATCGGGGATATCCGGTGAACACGAAAGCAAGCAAGACCGGAGTCAAGTGGGAATACGGCGGTAAGAAGACACCGGAAGATGCGCAGGAAATGATCAAGGACTTTGAAGAGACCATCGAGCGGCGCAGGAAAGAAAGAGAATCTGGATATTGCGTGATGATCGGATTAAGGGTCATGGACACGGAATCAGGCGAAGTCATATTCGATAAGATGATCTAAACACAAAGCCGACCGGGAGCGGCAGACTCCCGGAGAAAGGAGGTAGCATGAAACGGATAGAGAGCGATGGATACGAGGTGATGAGGCTTGATGGGAATGGCGGCTTATGTATGTCGCACTATACACAGGATGATTCCCTTGAGGGAGCGAGATATGCGATTGATGTAGCGAACCGGACGGCTGTCGATTAGGGATACAAGGCAGAGCAGTTCCTGATCGTGTTCGATGAGTTCTACAAGTGGGTAGAGGATGACGGGCGGTTCATTAAGTCGGAAAGCCTGAAGACGGCTGTTGAGGTTTACCCGGCGAAACTGTGAATGGCGCAGAGACTCCCTAAAATCCGTTTTAAGCGGCTTTGTGAGGTGAGGCGGTGAAACTTCCGTTGAGAACCGTTAAGTCGCTTAAAACAAATATTAGGAGGTGCAGGGGGGGCGGATATGAGGTATGAAACGATACTTGCGATGCCGGACAGCAAAGAGAAGTTCCTGAAACTGGAACGGAAGCTATTGAAGCTACAACATCACGGAGCGGATTTCTTCAAGGCAAAGGAGGAGTGGCGGCGGCTGTTTGAGATATACCGAAAGAGGCAATAACCACAGCTTAATAATCGTGTAAACCTATGGTTTCAAAAACTGAAAACCATAGGTTTTTTATTTTCATAACCATAGGTTTTTTATTTTGGAAACCATAGGATATGAAAAAGAAAAACCTTAGGAGAGTATAAGGAGAGTAAAAGGGGAGTAAAAGAATAACGTGCGCACGTGCGTGCGAGGAAAATCTGCAATTCGAATAGCACATCTCATGATCAAATTGAATCGGGAATCACACTCAGGGCATATCATATCCGCTACACGTCCTATTTTTCGTTTTAAGGCGTTTCAATCCATTGGCTAATAAAATACTCACCCGAAACGTCCAAAAGGCGAATAAGGGGTATTTTGGAGGAAATACGGGACACGATACCACAAGACGGAGATACATTGTTTGACAGCAACCCCAATTTGAAGTATAAACGACTCAGAGACTATTTGCCGAGGTAATGGCAACCGAAGAATAGGAGGTCTGTTAATGGCAATGACGAGAAAGTGGCTTGCGGCACTCGGAATTGAAGCTGACAAGATTGACGAAATCATCAATGCTCACAGCGAATCCCTTGAGGCGATCAAGGCTGACCGGGACAAGTACAAAGCAGAGATCGAGGATGCGAAATCGGCAACGGCTGAAAAGACGAGCGAGTTAGCTACCGTCCAGAAGGAGTTGGACGATCTGAAGAAGAAGGTCGAAGCTGACGCAAAGAATCGTGAAGGCAAAGACTACGACAAACTGAAAGAAGAGTTCGAGAAGTACAAAGCTGAGCAGGTTGAGAAGGAAACCAAAGCCACGAAGGAAAAGGCTCTGAAGGAACTGCTTGCGGACATGAAGATGTCTGACAAGGGAGTAGCGCAGGTGCTCAAATGGATGGGTGTCGGCAAGGTCGATCTGGACGATGACGGAAAGATCAAAGAGGCGGCGGCACTCCGCAAGTCCATCAAAGAGGATTGGGGTGACTACATCCAGACCGAAGGGGCGAAGGGTGCGGAAACGCATAATCCTCCGGGCGGAAATGGTGGTGGCGGCACAGGAAAGACCAAAGCCGAAATTCTCAAGATCAAGGATGCGAAGGAAAGGCAACAGGCTATCCTCGACAATCCGTCACTGTTTGGACTTCCGTCATCGAACTGATCGGTGAAAGGAGATATTCATGGGTGCTAATAACCTTACTGCAACCGCCGATATCGTAGCGGCAAGAGAAGTTGATTTTGTTTCCCGTTTTGCGAGAAACTGGGAGGAACTGCGTGATGTGATGGGTATTTCCCGTCTGATCCCGAAGGTTCCGGGAACTGTCCTGAAGTCTAAGTATGCGGAGGTTACGCTTCAGAACGGCGCAATCGGTGAAGGACAGGCGATTCCGTATTCTCAGGCGAGAGTCCTTGAGAAGGATTACGCTCCGATTGTCATGCATAAGTACAAGAAGGGCGTTTCTGCCGAAGCTATCGCAGATCATGGTTATGATGCGGCGGTTCAGCTGACGGATGACCAGTTCCTGTATGAACTGCAGGGCGAAATCCTTGATGCTTTTTATGACTACCTTCAGGATGGTTCGCTTATCCGGGCGGCGGGAACGTTTCAGGCGGCTCTTGCCAAAGCGCAGGGCGAAGTCAGGAATAAGTGGAAGAAGATGAAGAAGGGAATCAGCGAAATCGTTGGTTTCTGCAACATCCTCGATGCTTATGCGTACCTCGGTGCGGCTGACATTACCGTACAGACTCTGTTCGGCATGAACTACATCGAGAATTTCCTCGGATATTCCCGTCTGTTCCTGTCCTCTGAGATTCCGTCCGGCAAGGTCGTTGCGACCCCTGTTGAGAACCTTGTGCTGTACTACATCAACCCGGCTGAGAGCGATTTTGCGAAAGCAGGTCTGGAGTTCCGTGTTGACGGTGACACTCCGCTGATCGGATTCCATGTTGACGGCAACTACAGCACGCTTGTTTCCGAGTCTACCGCCCTGATGGGTATGGTTCTGTTCGCAGAATACATCGATGGTATCGCCGTGATTGATATCGGCACTGAGGCATATACTGCGGTTCAGTCTCCTGCAAAGGCTGATATCGCAACGTACTTCGAGAAGGCGGCTGACAATACCTACTTCCCGACTGCGGATACCGATGTTGTTTCCGGGAAAACCTATTACACGAGAGCGGTTACTCCGGCAACCTGATAAGGAGAGAATATGGCTTATAAGGTGATCGTTACGTTTTCCGATCTGGAAGACAATGGACACCTGTACAAGGCAGGAGATACATACCCCAGAAATGGGGTATCTCCTACTGAGGACAGAGTTGAGTTTCTGAGTTCGAACCGAAACCTGATCGGCAAACCTGTGATTGAGAAGGTTGAGGAGGCAAAGGAAGCGAAGGAAGTCGCCGAAAGGGTGAAACCCGTCATGGATGTCCCGGAGAAGCCGAAGGAGGCTGAAACTGGATCAGCCGTATCTGGAGAAGGTGCGCAGGAGAAGCCGAAACGAGGCAGAAAGAAGAAGTCATGATCACGCTTACAGCCTTATGCAGGGAAGTCAATAACTGGTTCGAAAGAGGAAGGTATCACGGTGAATTCCACTCCCTCGACGGCGATATTGATCTTTCAAGCCTTGAAGCGGAAGGTGCCATTCAAAACGGTCAGTATTTCAGGATCATCGGTAGCGTCTTTAATGACGGAGTACATCAGTATGGCTCAACAGTAGAAGATCTTGAAGATGAAACCTTCACAGGAATTGTGGCTCCAATGGCGATTCCGCAGGACTTCTTAGCCTTGTTTAATGAAATACAGGCATGGCTTACTGCATATGGCGCAGAACTTGATAAGCCGTATCAAAGTGAATCCTTCGGGGGGTATTCGTACTCCCTGAAGGGTTCTTTAACAGATACAGGAAGCGGTGGTTCAGGCGGTAAAGAACCTTGGGTGGCAAATTTCGCATCAAGGCTGAACCGATGGAGGAAGCTATGAGCCTACTTGATGAGGCGATGGAGCCTTGCCAGTTTATTGATAAGACAACGGAAAGGGATACATACGGCGGTGTTAAACCTGTCTGGAAGCCCGGTGCGAAGTTTGATGCGGCAATCGTCTTGGATAACTCCACAGAAGCCCGTATAGCCGCTTCTGAGGGCGTTAAAAACCTGTATACGGTCACGGTAAGACGGAACATTCCGCTTGAAAGCGGACAAATCCTTCAAAGGCTGAATTCCGGGAAGTATCTACGCATCACATCTGACGGTTCAGACAACATGACACCGAAGTCAGCAGGTCTTGATATGCGTCAGGCAAGTGCTGAACTTTTGGAGGCTCTCCCGAATGGATAAGTGGCAAGCATTACAGACGTTCTGGGCATCTTTTGATCTTGAGGCAATCGACAACACAATCCTGCTTGATAACGAAACAAGACAGGAGTTGGGGATTGACTTTCCGTACATCACATACGAGGCATCCACATCAGACTTTGACGAACCATTGGCACTGACAGCATCGCTCTGGTATCACAGCCTTTCATGGGGGGCGATTAGTCAGAAAGCGGATGAGATAGGCGATGCGCTTGGTCTTGGCGGCGTAAAGATTCCTTATGACGGCGGTCAAGTGTGGATTCAGCGAGGTACACCGTTTGCACAAAGAATGAGCGATCCAGATAAGTACATCAGACGGATCGTTTTGAACATAGTTATCGAGTTTCTTTGAGAAATAGGAGGCACACACAATGGCAATGAAGTTTACGAAACTGCCAACTGATGCGTTCACCCACCTTCAGCTTAATGCGGGAATTCTGGTTGATGAATTCACACCTTCAACAGCTACCATCGGAAACATTCTGGGTGCGACATCGGGCGGTATTCAGTTTAACAGCAATCCGTCTTTTTCCGATTTCGGGGAGGATGTGGATAACTGTCCTGCAAATATGCTCGAACTGAAGCATCTGGATGGATATGACCCCACGATGTCCGGCACGTTCCTTACCTGCACACCTGCGGTGATCAAATCGCTTGTTGCGGCAGGTGATATAGATGCAACGGATACAACGAAGGTTGTTCCGAGATCAGAACTGCTGAAAACCGACTTCGAAGAGGTTTGGTGGATTGGTGACTATTCCGATGTGAATACCGGGGCAAACGCAGGATTCCTTGCGATTCATTTGATGAACGCACTGAATCAGAGCGGTTTCCAGATCAAGTCCGGCAAGAATGCGAAAGGTCAGATGGCTTTCGAATATCACGGACATTACACCATCGAAGATCAGGAGACAGTGCCTTTTGAAATCTACTGCAAGGCAGGTACGTCTTAAACCCCGTATATTGATCAGAAGGAGAGAGAATGAAGAATCTTGCAACGTGCAAACCGTCTGAATTTCTGCGTCAGACGAACCGCATTAAAAAGGCGGCTGAGAAGTGGCTGACAGAAACGGATATTCTGAATATCAGGAAGAACCTGCCGAAGCTTGAAACGATTGATAAAGATGCGGATGTGGAAGAGCGAAACCGCATCTTTGAAGCGAATCAGAAGAAAGCCCGGAAACAGATGCTCGAAAACACATCGAAGATCCTTGACGCAATCATGGAGGATCACCCGGACGAAACGCTTGAACTGATTGCACTTCTTTGCTTCGTGGAGCCGAAGGATGTTGATAACTATACGGTCGAGGAATACCTGACATCCGTCACGGAAATGCTTACCAATAAGGCGGTAATCGGTTTTTTTACATCGTTGGCACAGTGGGGGCTGACGAGTACACGGAGTGCATAGAGACAATAAGGCTTGATCTCCTTGAATTGTTTGGCAATGACTATGTGTTTGATCACTGTGTCATTGCCATTCGTCAAAAAGCGGAGAAAAAGCAGGAACGTTATTACATCGCAGATGCCTTGTACAACATCAATGCGATTTTAGCGCATCGATACAGCGGAAATTATATGTCTGCACGGCTTTCGGAGATTATGGAAGTGCCAAAAGAGCCTGACAAGAGCGGTGATGAAATAGCGGTAGACATCATTAAACGTGCAGGATTAAAGACGGAAGGAGGATCAGCGGAGCATGGACTTTAATCTTATGAATCTTGTTGCCAAGCTGACACTTGACTCTTCCGAGTACGAAAAAGGCTTAAACGGCGCAAGCGAATCCGCAGGAGGATTCGGAAGTAAATTAGGAGCGGCGGCAAAAGGTGCAACCGCTCTTGTTGCAGGTGGTGCGGCTGTTGTTACAGCAATCGGTGGTGCGGTTGTAAAGGGAGCAGGAGAGGTTGCAGATTTTGGTGACCACATCGATAAGAACAGCCAGAAAATGGGCATATCTGCCGAGGCTTATCAAGAATGGGATGCGATTCTTCAGCATAGCGGATCAAGCATTGATTCGATGCAGAGAGGAATGATCACGCTTTCGAAAGCCGCAGAAAAGGGTGATGATTCCTTCGAAAAACTGGGAATCACTCAGGAAGAATTACAATCACTGAATCAAGAAGAATTATTTGCACGAACGATTGAAGGTCTACAAAACATGGAGTCCGGCACAGAGCGCACAGCACTTGCAAGCAAACTGTTGGGTGGCTCTGCAAAGGAATTAGGCGCATTACTAAACACATCAGCAGAAGACACAGAAAAGATGCGTCAGACTGTACATGATCTTGGCGGCGTTATGTCAGATGATGCTGTCAAAGCGGCGGCGGCTTATCAGGATTCTCTACAGGACATGAACACTGCGATTGATGGTGCGAAAAGGGGGATTGTTAGCAATTTTCTTCCTTCAATCACAAGTGTAATGGACGGCATCACTGGTCTTTTTAGTGGTGATTCGTCTGCCATTGGCAAAATTGAGGATGGAATCGACAGCTTTATTAAGAATTTGACAGGTATGATTCCAAAGGTCATTGAAAAAGGCACACAAATAGTGATGGCATTGCTGAACGCAATCATCACAAACCTTCCCGCAATTATCAAAGCAGGATTCCAAGCCATTTTACAGTTGGCGAAGGGTATATCTGATGCGTTACCGCAATTGATACCTGCGGCAATAGATGCTGTTATGGAAATTGTCGATGGGCTGATTGAAAATATCGATCTTCTTGTTGATGCGGCTTTGCAGTTGATGATCGGACTTGCGGAAGGATTGATAGCGGCACTTCCGAAAATCATTGAGAAGATACCAACAATTATAGAAAAACTGGTCAATGCGCTTGTGGAATCCGCACCAAAGATTGCAGAGGCAGGAGTTAAGCTTCTTACAGCACTTGTGAAGAACCTGCCGGCTATCATAGCGGCGATTATCAAAGCGATTCCTGAGATTCTGCAAGCAATTGGCAAAGCCGTATCGGACGCATGGCCGGAAATTACGAAAGCGGTCATGGAGGGTCTTGGCACAACAGGCGGTAAGCTTATTGCAGGAGTGTTGGCGGCATGGACGGCAATTAAAGGGCTTGGAATTGTAGGCGGTATTGCAAAGGCGATAGGTGCAATTATCCCGCTGATTTCAAGTCTGGCGAATCCTGTTACAGCGATTGTTGCGGTGATTGCGGCGGCGGCTGTTGCCATCATCATGAACTGGGACAAGATCAAGGCGGCATGGGGCGTTGCGGTTGACTTCTTCAAGAAAATTTGGAGCGGGATTACTGAAGCGTTCAAGAATGTCGGCACATGGATCAGCGACAAGTTCAACAGCGCATATACAGCGGTTTCCAATACTTGGTCTAAGGCAAGCGGATTCTTCAGCGGTGTCTGGAGCGGAATCAAAGGCGCATTTAGCAATGTCGGCTCATGGCTTGGCGACAAGTTCATGGGGGCGTACCGTGGCATTACTACCGGGTGGCAAAAGATTACAGGGTTCTTCGGTAGTGTGAAGGAAAAGGTAGTCAACGTCTTCACCAATCTGCCAGACAAGTTCCTTGAAATCGGAAAGAACCTATTATCCGGGCTTGGTAATGGACTGGTGGAAGGCGCAAAAGCCGTTATTGAAAAAGCAAAGAAGATCGCAAGCGATGTTCTGGGTGCGGTAAAAAGCTTCTTCGGTGTCGCTTCTCCGTCAAAGGAATTCGCCAAAATTGGTGGTTTCCTGATGGCTGGTATGGCGAAGGGCATTGACGATAACGTGGGATCAGTCATTGCGTCAATGGGAAACCTTCAGAATGTCGTTGATGCAAATACGCCGAGCATGTCTTTCAACGCAGAAGGAAATGCAGGAGCAATCCGAATGATTGATGGTATTACGATGAACATTTACGGGGCTGAAGGGCAGGACGTAAACGCTTTAGCGGATGCAGTAGCAGACAGGTTCCAGACATTGGTTGATATGAGGGCGGCGGTATGGGCTTAAAGTCAGAAACAATTGTATGGGATGGCAGGTCGTCTGCTGATTTGAAAGTAATTGTTGCGTCTACACCTGCATATTCTTTCCCGGAGCGCAAGATGGAAGTGATCAGCGTTCCGGGGAGGAACGGCGATATCATCATCACGCAGGACGCATACAATAACTGCACGGTGATATATGATCTTGCTATCGTTGGACTTGAGAAGACACTTAACGAGTCTGTAAGAGCGGTCATGGAATGGCTTATGAAGCCGAAGGGATATGCAAGGCTTGAAGACAGCTATGATCATGATGTGTTTCGGCTTGCGTATTACTGCAAGTCGATGGACATTGAAAACCGCTTTATGACTCTTGGAAGGGCAAAGGTTGAGTTCAACTGCAAGCCACAGCGGTTTTTGAGGAGCGGAGAGCGGTCTATTTTGGCGTATAACGGCGTTTTACTGGCTAACCCATCCATTTATACGGCAAAGCCTTTAATCGCCGTAAAAGGCACAGGAGGGGCGGTTCTGACGGTGGGTACGTCGGTGCTGTCAATTGATGAGATAGGTACGGAAATCGATATTGATTGCGAGAGCCAATCCGCATACTATGGAACCACGAACAAAAACAGCCGCATCACGCTGACAAGCGGCAACTTCCCGGAGCTGAAAGAGGGAAAGACGCAGATCAGTTGGACGGGTAGCGGAGTAACTGAGGTCAAGATCATTCCTAGGTGGTGGATCATATGAAGCCGATTTTATACGAGCAGACAGAAACAGCATTTACATCACAGGGCATCGGCGTTTTAGCTGATGCCTTAAAATGTGTCGTGACAGAAGAACTGAACAATGTGTTCGACCTTGAGATGACGTACCCGGTCACTGGCGTGCTGTTTAAGAGCCTGACGCTCCGCAGGATCATAAAAGCAAAGCCGAACCAGACGGATGACCCACAGCCTTTCCGCATCTATAAGATCACAAAGCCGATGAACGGAAGCGTGACGGTGCTTGCACATCACATCAGTTATGATTTGTCCGGGAAGGTTGTACCGCCATTCACGGTGCAGACATCTGCGGCGGTAATTGGCACGATCACAGCAACGGCACTGGCTACAATACAGCCGTTTTCCTTCAACAATGCAATCATAAAGAATGGTGTTTTCCGAAGCGATAGACCAACGTCTGCACGCTCAATTCTGGGAAGTTTTATTGAGACTTACGGCGGTGAGTTGCACTACAACGTCAATCAGATCGGCATTGAAACAAGGAGAGGATCAGACAACGGGGCGGTGATCGCTTACGGCAAGAACCTTATGGATCTGAAGCAGGAAGCAAACTGCGCCGATATGTACACACTGGTCTATCCGTATTACCGCAAGGATGACACACTGGTCATGCTTTCAGAAAAGACGATCAGAGTGCCGGGAAGGTTTGACCATGACAGGGTTCTGCCGCTTGATTTGACGGAATCATTCCCGGATTCCGTACCAACACAAGCGCAGTTAAGGACAGCGGCAAACAAGTACATCGCAGATGAAAACATCGGATATCCGAAGGTAAATCTGACGATAAACTACCTGTCCATCGAGGATTCCGAAGAAGCCGCACCGCTTCATATGTATGAAGGGATTGCGCTTGGCGATGACGTTACGGTCAGATTTGAAAAACTGGACATCAATACGAAGAGCAGGTGCGTGCGCTACGTCTATGATGCAGTTGCGGAGCGTGTGGAGTCTATCACAATAGGCGACAAGGCGACAACGTTTATTGACACAACGGCGAAACAGTATTCCGCAGTTGAAAAGGGCGAGTATCAGGCATTGATACAGGATGCAATATCTGCGGCGACTAACCTGATAACTAACGGTCTTGGCGGTTATGTCATGATTCACAAGTCGAATCCAGACCTTGCGAACCCGGATGAACTTTTGATATTGGGTGATTCTCCTGACATCAATGAAGCTACAAAAGTATGGCGTTGGAATAAAAACGGACTTGGCTATTCTTCCACTGGGTACAACGGAACGTACGGTACGGCAATGACAGCGGATGGTTCAATCGTTGCAGACAGGATCACAACAGGAATCTTGTCTGCTATCGAAATAAGCAACGGTAATGGCACTTTCCATGTGACATCAGACGGGGTCATGACAGCCACCTCTGGGAAAATAGGTGGATATAATATTGCGGCAAATGCGATATATAACGATGCCGTAAAGCTTTCGACTAATGGGTTATTCGTTATCAATTATGGAAATGAAATAGGTAGTTTTAGGAAGTTAGCGAATGATACAGTTGGGTTAGTGTTAAGTTCTAATGGATATAAAATAGGGTGGTATAACCAAAAAAGCAATGGAACATATGAGACTATCTTGGAATATTACAGGGATACTGATAGCCTTTCTATAAATAAAGATCTTCATATGCATAACAAAAAAATTTATAACGTTGGCGAATTATCGGTACCGTCAGGTAGTTACGAACCGTACATAACACATTCTGAAATATCGGTAGAGCCATACTATCCGGGGGTGGATGATTACGGATATTTGACCATAAAAACATATAGGTCTTATTTTAACGTATACGGACTATATAAGAGAACTGTACAGGTATCCTCAAATACCTATAAAACATTGCATATGAGTATTGTATCCCCATGATTTAGATTGTTGGAGAGTTTATATGATTCCCGTTCTTTATGACAAAGAAAAAACTACATTTACGAGGGATTCAATCGGCTTTTTAACCGATTGCATTTCCTGTACGGTTGACGAGGCACGGAATGACCAATATGAACTTGAAATGGTTTACCCGGTTGGCGGCGCACTGTATGACAGGATCGAGCAGGAGGCAATCATCAAGGCAAAACCGAACAATCAGGATAACCCACAGCCGTTTCGAATCTACAAGATTAGTAAGGCTATAAACGGGCTTGTGACGATCAATGCAAGGCACATCGTATATGATCTGTCGAAGGTGACGGTTGAGCCTTTCACATCCACAGGGACGATTGCAGATGCGATACAAGGGATGATGAATCATTCTATCCCGGCTTGCGGCTTTATCTTCGATACGGAGAAAACAACAGCGGGAAGCTATAAAGTGTCTGTGCCTACATCATTTCGTGCGCTTATGGGGGGCGTGCGTGGCTCGCTTCTTGATGTCTATGGGACTGGTGAATATCACTATGATGAATACAATATAGACCTGCTTCTGAACCGAGGCGAGGACAGAGGCGTTGTGATCCGCTACGGCATCAGCATGATTGATCTGAAGCAGGAGGAAGAATGCGAAAAGGTATACACGGCTGTATATCCGTTTTGGCAATGCGGGTCTGAATATGTATCATTGGACGAACGAATTATCAGCATTGGAGAGTATCCGTTTTCACGGATTATGGTGCTTGATTTGTCATCTGATTTTTCCAATGCGCCAACACAGGCACAGCTTCGGACGAAGGCGCAACAGTACATAAATGAACACGATATCGGGATTCCATCCGTTAGCCTTGATGTCAGTTTCTCCGGGACGGAAGCAGAACAGGACATCAATCTTTGCGATCTCGTAACGGTCAAGTTTGAGCGATATGGGATTGAATCGACAGCAAAATGCGTTGGACTTACCTATGATGTTTTGACCGAGCGTGTAATAAACGTGAAGCTTGGCAACTACAAGAACAAATTTATTCAGACCGTAACAAATCAGATGAAGGGCATCACGGATGAAGTTACTGTTTCGCCAACGCAAATAGAACAAGTTATAAGGGACATAACTGACAACGGAAATGGATATGTTTTGCTCCATTCTTCTGATAATTCGGGGAAAGTTGACGAATTGCTTCTGCTTGTTGGAACTCCGAATCTTCAGACGGTACAGAAGTTATGGCGATGGAATAAAAATGGTCTTGGCTATTCTTCAACTGGCTATAACGGCACTTATAGCACGGCGATTGATATGTCAGGACAAATCACTGCATCTATGGTAAGAATTGGCACTTTGAGGGCTGTTAGGATAGAAGCAGGAAATAATAAGTTTATCGTCACAAAAGAAGGATATTTAACCGCAAATGCAGGATATATCGGAAACCAATCAGGCGGATTTTCAATTAGTTCAACATACATTAAGAATAATAATATTATGTTGTACAATTATGGGGTTGGAATAATAAACAGCAACAATAAAGCTTTAGCTATTTTTACCAAACTTTATTCTACCGAGAATGATGGCACAAAACCTTGGTGGGAATTTCCTGCATTTAGCTATTCAACAGGAATTGGTATTGTTGGAACGGAATTAGCAACAGAAACAGGTATGTATTATTATGACAGTAGTGTCAGTGGAAATAGGAGAATAATGACATATCCAGATCTTAACAGTACTGATAGCACTGGCGGTCTGTTAGGAATTCGATTAAACATAAATATGAATAATCATGCGCTATATCCATCAATATTTGGCTCAGTAAGACAAGCGTTCAAATATTCTACTTTCGAAAAAGTATCAAACATTCATGGCTATAGTATGTTATACCATAACGTACTAAAAATTAGAAAAGGTGGAAGAGTACAGGTAGATGATATGGGGTATCCGTACGATACAGGACATTCTGATGGTTATTTACGGGATGACGGCTATGTCACTAACCTGTTTGAAGACTATAGAGCAGAATTTATAGGTCTATAGGAGGATGGTAAAAAGTGGCAAAGATAAAAGAAATATGGATACCAGAAATGGATGGTGGTGAAATAATGGATAACGTGGATGATACATCTGTAAAGGAGGTAGAGCATGGACTTGATCACGACACCAGTGCAAGTGATAACCCTGTCGAGTGACAGGATCGTACATGAAACGGATGCTGATTTAGTATCGAACAACTATCCGTCAACCGTCACCTTCGTGCAGTACGATGATACATTGCCAGTGCTTGCAGTGCGCTTGCTGTCATCCGGGAATGAGTATGTGCTTCCGTCAGGAGCGGCTTGCAACATCCGCATACTGAAGCAGGACGGAACAACGGCATACCTTCCGGCTACTGGATGCGACAGCGCACGATCAACGGCGTATTTTGAAATTGGCGATGACATGACGGATGTTCCCGGTCAGCTTGAATCCACGATCGAGGTCGTGGTGGGTGCTCAGGTAGCAGGAACTTCACCGCTGAATATTGTCATTGATCAGAACCCCGTTCAGCTGTTTGCTACGCTTGCCTCACCGCTTGGAGCAGGATCGATCACACCGATCTCAACGGAAGTGAATGAGATTACAATCGATAGTGAGAAGATTCTGCACAGGGCGAATGTTGATCTGGTCGGACGCAACGTGCCGGATGTGATCAGAGTCGTGCAGTATGACAGATCGCTCCCTGTGCTTGAAGTCGCATTGAACATGGCAGGTGTGGCTTATCCTCTGCCTACAGGAGCGGCTTGTAATATCCGCATTCGTAAGCCGGATGATACCGTTATCTATAACCCTGCGCTTGGATGCGACAGCACAAGGACGGTTGTCTATTTTGATATCACTAATCAGATGACAACGGTCGCAGGAGATATGCCGGGAATCATCGAAGTTGCTGTGTCAGGAAATGTCGCCGGGACTTCGCCTTTTACGCTCCGTGTGGAAAAGAACCCGGTCGAGAATGAATCCGTCATTTCGGAGGATGAGGTTTTAACCCTTGTTGCCATTGGATCAGAGGTAAGAGCATCCAAAGATCAGGCGGCGGCATCCGCAACAACAGCAAGCCAAGCGGCGACAACCGCCACGGCAAAAGCATCTGCGGCGGCAGGATCAGCAACAACAGCTTCCAATGCGGCAAGCACAGCCACGACTAAGGCAGGAGAAGCGGCGACATCAGCAACGACAGCATCCAATGCGGCGAGTACGGCAACGACTAAGGCTTCTGAGGCATCCGATTCAGCGGCATCAGCGGCATCTTCAGCGGCACGGGTATCTGATTTTTGTCTAATGTTTAAGGATCAGGCGGTGACGGCAACAACAGGCGACATTGCCACGATCACGGACAGCAGGATCACGGCGAATCATGTTGTGGTAGAGTGCGTCTGGGGCAATTCGTCAGCGATAACAACGGATGTTACATGGACAACATCGGCAGGAAAATTGGTGTTGAACGGAACGTGTAGTACCGCAACCACAGTAACTGTAATCCTCGTCATGAAACAGAATTAACGGAAGGAGAAGGACATGGAAGAGAAGTTTTTTCTGGTACAGATCAAGCACACAAACGGAACGTATGAAAAAGGCGTGGTCGTAAAGGACAGCCTTACAGATGCGCTTCAGAGTTTCCACGCTTACTTCGGTGCGTATGGATATGGACATGACGAACATACGGACTATGTTCAGTGCACCGTTTTGGACATGACTGGTCTTGTCAGACGGAGCGAGGTTGATGATCGGATTCCAAGACCTGAGCCGGAACCTGAGCCGGAAGAAGAACCTGAGACAGAAGGAGAATGATTATGTATAGAGGAACAACGCCAACCTTACGCTTCAAATTGCCTTTTGCCGTAAACACTCTGGCTGTTGCATATGTGTCTTTCAAGCAGAAAGAAACCGTACGGCTTGAGAAGACCCTTGCGGAAGCCACTGCAGACGGAGACACACTGGAATATAAGCTTACACAGAGCGAAACGCTGAAGCTTTCAGCGGATAGCATGGTTGACATTCAAGTGCGTGTACGGACTAACGATGGAACGGCTTTGGCATCAAAGATCATTACGTTACCTGTCAAGAAAATCATAAAGGGAGGTGTTATCTGATGAGTGAGCCTCTTGAGATGAATGTTGATTTTGAAACGTCGGATACAGAAATGAATATGGAAGCCGACATGAACTGCGAAGTGGTAACACCGCTTAGACCAGCAACGGAAACAACTCTTGGCGGCATCAAGGTTGGGGAAAACCTCAGTATTGCGCCTGACGGAACGCTTTCTGCCGAAGAGTATGACCTTGTTGCGATCGGTGATGGAACGGTGGCTATTACGTTGGGAGGTAATCATGATTATAGTTGACAGAAAATCCCTTGGTTTCCGGGACATATTCCTTGGTAGGTGAGGTGAGAATAATGTCCGGCAAATCAGGATTAATATTCAGGGTTTGATAGATAAATTTGGTGAAGGAAACGCTATTCTTGTTCATAAGCGTAGTCAGGACGAGAATCCCTACCCCGTGCCTATTGTCCGTGAAGGAAATGAGATTGTGTGGACGGTCAGCGAAACCGACACCGCTTATGCAGGAGTGGGGCAGTGCGAGATCAGATGGTATGTAAATGACGCACTGGCAAAGACCAGTGTTTACAAAACCATCGTGAAAGAATCCCTTGCGTCAGGAACCATGCCTGAAGGTAATTGGTTTGACTTACTGATGGATTTCCTGAACGACCACGCAATCAATGACGTTCAGGTGAACACTCTGCCGTCAGGAAGTGAAGCAACGGCTGAGTTTGAGGACGGAACTGTGACTTTCGGCATCCCCGCAGGTGACAAAGGCGAAAAGGGCGATAAGGGAGACAAAGGAGATCAGGGTATCCAAGGCGAAAAGGGCAACAAGGGTGATACTGGAGCCAAAGGCGATAAAGGTGATAAAGGCGATCAAGGCATTCAGGGTGTTCAGGGTGAAACCGGGAACGGCATCGCAAGCATCGAGAAGACAGGTACTGCCGGAAAGGTAGATACATACACAATTACCATGACAGACGGAACAACGGTGACATTCGAAGTAACAAACGGTGATGTAACGTCAGTCAATGGTCAGGCTGGTGCTGTAACGCTATTCCTGACAGCATCAGGTGATGGTCTTGTGACACTTGGTTTTTAATAGAAAGGAGGACTAATAATGGCAGACAAAACAATGCACCATGTCGTTATAGGGGATGATACTTTTGAGGTTATAGACGAAGCCGGAAGAGAAGAGACAACTGCGTTAAAGGAAGATTTGGCGCAGTCTGCTGATGACTTAAAGAGCGCAATTGATAACACAGAAATGCTCTTGTCTGAGCAATTAAGGTATATTCCGAACCTATTTAATGGAAAATGGCAAAACAATGTGATTGAAGCACAGAATGGGACAGTAAGTCAAAAAACAAACAAAAGATATATTTCTTCTGTTGACTTTATCCCTGTTGAATCAGGGACCGTTACATTTTTCAACATTCCAACAGTTTACAGGTCAAAGAAATTATGGATATATCACTATGCTTCAAATAATCATGAATCGGGTTCTTTTATAAATTATAAATATATTACTGATATCAGTAGCGGAAAAGTCGATGTCAATATTCCGTCAACAACTCATTATATTCTATTTATGATTGATTATGGAAGTGGAAATACAATTGAAGCGAATGGTGCAGAATGGGTTACAGTTTTGCAAGGATATGACAAACCGACAGTGGTTGGGTATGACAGGGAAATCACATCCGGTGACCTTGATAGCATAGTTACAGCGGGAACGTACAATATTGATGCGTCAAATGTATCAAGCATAGGCAATCTCCCAATTCAAAAAGGTGGGAGTTTGGTTATTTTCCCCGGATTCGCCGGAGACCGTAGAAATGTTGTCCAAATGTATTTTACAACAAATAAGCACGTATATTATAGATACGTGCTATACACAGGATCAGTGTTTTCAGAATGGAAAGAACTCATATCCGGAATAGATGATAACGGCTATTTGAAAAGAATCATGCTTACTTCATCGACAGCCACAAGCGAGTATTCAAATCTGGCAAGCAATTTGCCTATTAACACGTTTGTTGCCCTTTCAAAAGGATGGGTCACAGACATGAGCGAGTTTGATGGCGGATGGTATTCAATTGTAACTTTGCCCGGATCACAAAACGATGGAGCAACAAGTCAAAGGGTTCAGATTGCAGTTTCAGCGCTGAAGTCAAACGGAACAGCAGTGCCCCAAAAAACCGTTTTAGCTATAAGGCAGATTGTAGATAGTTCAACAATCGGGGACTGGGTTTTTGTCGGGAATTATAATAGATATCTCGGTACAATGCACTATTACGCATTTGGTGATTCTGTTTGTTGGGGTGCGCATCCTGACGGAACAAAATCAGATTATGCATGGCCGGAGGCGTTTGGAGACAAGCATAATTTGATAACAACAAATGTCGCCGTAAAAGGACAGGGGTATGTGTCGAAACGGTATGCGAGCAATAATGCGCTGGAGCAAATACAGGCCACAAATATTGCAAACGCAAATTTGATTACGCTTGCTTTTGGCATCAATGACGCATCAAATAGTGATGTTGTAATCGGCACGATAAACGATACGACAGAGGATACGGTTATGGGTGCTGTTTATCGGTGCATAAATTATATCTATTCTCAAACGAAAAAGGTGCAGATTGTTATTTGCGGGACAACAAGACAAAGTGGAACATGGTCGACTCGTTTGGCAGAGATAAATGAAAAGTTGAAGGAGTTTGCAGAGAAATACAAACTTGCTTTTATTGACATGACAGAATGTCCGATCAATCAGTTTAATGGAACGTCCTCAGATGGATTGACAACCGATGGGACGCACTTTAACGATGATGGGTATATTCTGCTCGGGCAATATATGTGCGGGCAGCTTTCAAAATACTATGGTTATTGATTAAAAGTAACTTTAAATCGCATTAACACTTACTTAAAGGGCAATTTAAGACAGAAAGGAGGTCTGAGGCGTAAAACGCCGAGAATTGGATGGCGACAAGTACAATCGAAAAGGTTACGAACGACAGTGGCACAAATAGTAATGGATACTATTGCAAGATGCCTGACGGGACGTTGATTCAACGGGGCACAACCGGAAATATTAAAAGTGGAAATACAATAATGTTTCCAATGAGATTTTTAGATAATAGCTATCAAGTCTCTATTACCCCACAGTATAATGCTGCATCAACTATTCGAAGCATCTATGGTGTTGCTGGTAGCAATAAATATACTGATGGCTTTGCCTTATATGTATGGGATACTGGAACAGGCGATATTTCTACACAAAGTAATGTAGTGGTTGAATGGATAGCAATAGGACGTTGGAAGTAACCTGACCAGTGTCATTTTATATGGCAGTAAGTAACATCTCACATAACAGAAGCACCGAAGTGATTAAAAAAGGCTTTAGTTTACCTATAATACCCCAAAACGTGGATATGATGCGATAATCAAACCACAAAAAGATCTATTGGATTCTTATTAAAGAGGGGCAGGATTATCTTGTGTCAATACCGTTGGGGCAAAGGATGTTTTTTACCCCAGAGGATGTAAAAACAATAATCAGAAAACATCTGGACGAATTGCAGTAACACTACAATCACTGAACCAAAGAGGAGTTTAGTTCAGCAAATGTGTGCGCAGGATACCACAAAATGAAGAGTTGATGGTAGAATAAAAGCACAAAATGAAGTTCGCAATGCGGAGGTAAAAACCAATGAACCCAACAATTTTAGCATCGTTGATTTCTGCAGGAGCGGCGATCATTGTGTGCATGATAAACAACCACTTCCAAAACGCCAAGACAGCAAAAGCGCACAATGACAACATCGTGCTTATCAGCTATCGGCTTGAGCAACTGGAACAGAAGGTGATGCGGCACAACAACCTGATCGAAAGGACGTATGAACTGGAACGAAGGGCAGACGTTCTGGAAGAGAAGCAGAAGACGGCAAATCACAGGATTGATGATTTAGAACGGCATGATGACGCTAAATGAAATCTGCTGTGAATGTCAGTACCGCCGAAGGAAAGAGAGCGGCGGTATTCGGTGTTTGCGGAGAAGATGCATATACGAAGAATTGGTTATGGAAAGGAGAAGGGAAATGAAGGGTATTTTTACAAAGCAGTGGCTGAAATGTGCCGCAATCAGGGCGGTTAAGACCTGCGCACAGACGGCGATTGCGACCATCGGAACTGCGGCTGTCATGGGAGAAGTCAACTGGACAATGGTGTTTTCCGCATCCTGTCTGGCGGCTGTGCTTTCCATCCTGACGAGCCTTGCCGGACTTCCTGAAGTGGACGGATGAGCGAAGAAGAGATAAGAATTATCCTGCGGCTTGTACTTGTCGCAGGATATTTGGTTATAGCAATTATTTTTGCAGGAATGAAAGGTGATTGAATGAATGTAAAAAAACAGACGGGAACAGCCAATACAACGGCGGCTCCCGGTCGCAAGATCGAGTGGCTTGCTATCCACTACACAGCCGGAGTTTCCTGTAAGGCAGGATCAGCGGAAAGCTGTGCGGCATGGTTCGCAAATCCTTCAGCAGGTGGGTCGGCTGATTACATCGTGGATGAGGGAGGTCTGGTGCAGTACAATCCTGACCCATGGAATCGGTATTGTTGGGCTGTCGGCGGTGGAAGGTACAACACAAAAGGCGGCAGATTATACGGGGTGGCAAAGAACAGTAACTGCGTGTCACTGGAGATTTGTTCCGGCAATACTAAAGGCAAGATCACCGTTCCGAATGATTCCGCTTATTACTTCACGAATGCGGTTCTGGCGAAGGCAAAAGAAGCCGCCGAATACATCATGGATTTGTATGGCATTGATGCAGATCATGTGATCCGGCATTATGATTGCAACGGAAAATGTTGTCCCGGCGTTATCGGATGGAACGCAGACAGCGGTGATGAATCCAAGTGGGAAACGTTTCATGCGTCCATTGGCGGCGCACCGATTGAATGGTTTCGGGTGCGGATGGCATGGGATAAGCCGGAAACACAGATCGAAGCAGACATCGACAAAAACAATGCGATTGCCTGTGCGGACGCTCATCCGGGCTTTTCGGTATATGATGGTGATGGGAAATGCATCTACACCTCCAAACCGTCAGAAACGCCCGTAGACGGCGATTACACGCCTGAAGGGTGGATTGCCATGCTTGCCCCTGATGCGATGGCTGTGGCGGCGAATAACGGGCTTCTGGCGAGTGTTATGCTTGCACAGGCATCACTGGAAACAGGATGGGGTAAAACCGACCTTGCGAAGCGGCACAACATTTTCGGTATGAAAGCCGAACTGATCAACAGCACATGGAAAGAATGGAGCGTGTGGGATGGCACAACATACAGTAAATACTCGCCGGAGGAAGAAAACGGAAGAGTGGTTCAGCGACTCTCCGCATTCCGTGTTTTTAAGTCATACAGACAGTGCATGGAAGATTATGCCGCTTTTCTTCTGCATGTTCGCAATGATAAAGGCTATAAGTATGCTCGCATCAAGGGGATGACCGATCCTGCACAGGTTATCCATGCAATCCGTATCGGCACAGGGACAGATGCGCATCCAGAAGGCTATGCAACGGACAGCGGATATGAAGTCAAGGTCATGAATCTAATTCGGAAGTACAATTTGACTCAGTATGACGGCATCAAACCTATTCCCATTCCAACGCCTGTTCCGACCCACGATCCAGAACCAGAACCGCCGAAGGAAAAGAGATACCGTGTTCAGGTGGAAGCGGATCACAGTGTCGCAAAAGCGGACAGCACGATGACCAAAATCAGCGATAAAACAGGGTATCAATGTTTCAAGGAATACGGAGGCGGTTGGTGGCGTGTTTTCTGTGGGTCATTCCGGGATAAGGAGAACGCAGAGAAGAGGGCGGCAGAAATCCGAAAGGCATTCAAGCCCGACAATCTGTATCAGGGTGCTTATGTGAAAGAGGTTGAAATTTAGGCACGATACCCCGATATGTGGTATAATCAGATGCAGGAGGGAACGCTATGGAGAGACAAGCACCAGATAAGATTGATTACCTTGTTCATGAGGATCAAATGGTTCGCATGGAGCGTGTCATCAAGAGGCTTTGGATTTTGTGCATCATGATATTCATTGCGCTGGTTGCTACGAATGCCGGGTGGATATATTATGAGTCGCAATTTATCACAGAAGAGGTCACGCAGGATGTTGACACAGGAAATGGTGCGGCGTATGTCGCAGGAATAGGAGACATCCATGGCACGGATCAGACAGACGGTGAAACGGAGAGTTCGTAAAACTGGTGGTAATTCTGGCTATAAGAAGTGTCCTCGTTGTGGTGGCGATGGACGTGTAAAGGTCAAGCGATGAAAGATGACTTCCCGGAAATTCCTCTCAGCAAGATATCCCATCTGATCGATGAATGGATACCGAAGGAACGTGACAGGCAGATCATGAAGCGCAGGATGCTTGATGGCATCTGCTTTGAACCGTTGGCAGAAGAGTTTGACTTGTCTGTCCGTCATGTAAAGACCATCGTTTACAAGTGGAAGGATGTAATCTTTCGCCATTGCCGTGACGATTGATTGCTCTCTTGCTTATATTCACCTCCTTTTTTGTGAAGATCACTCATGCTCCGGCATGGGTGATCTTTTTTTGAATTTTTTGTCCGAATCACAAAAAAACTATTGACAATATACTAATATTGATATACAATGAAGATGTAAGGAAGGTAAGGCAGAAATGGAAAGGAAAAGGGAACGGAAATGAAGAAAGAGTACACCAGAACAATGACAATCGAAAATCTCGCAGATGCGAATGTTCGCCTGTTCGTATATGAAGGATGCAAATACACTGCGAAGACAGCCGAAGATCTTGGCAAAGAAATAGAAGTAGTTTACGGTGGTATATCTGGTTGGGACATCATTGAGGGCGGCAAGGAAGCAGAGGAAATCGAAGCTGATACGGATGCAGACGGAATTGATGAGTTTCATGAATATCTTGTACTTCACCTTCTGAGCGGTGAAACAGCGACATTCAGAAATAGCCATGTTGATATGTTCCTGAGATAAAGCATTAGCCCACCGGGAGGGGCAAGGCTCCCGGAGAAAGAAGGAAACATGAATAAGATCACGAACAGAGCGGGATTGATGGAATTTATTGATGCGGCGACTAAGATGGTCAATAAATACGGGTGGGAAGGAAAAA